TTACGGTTAACGAGACGCAAATCCTTAGCCACTTGCTCAATGACCTTGGCGTGATGGAGTTCCGGGGGGTTGCCTTTTAACCAGCGTGAGACCGTGGGTTGAGAGACGCCAAAACGGCGCGATAATTCCCCCTGGTTCTCACCAGTTTTGGCTTGGATTGCCCGAACAAGGGCCTTGTGGTCCGGCTCGGCTGACATGCGTACTATTATGCACCGCTGCATTGCGAAATGCCACCGCACGCCGCGCATAGTGGTGAATAGAGCCTTGACAGCCTGCTATTCATATGCGCATGTATACGCGCATGAATGCTATCGAGCACATCCGAACCAGGGTTTTCAAACTGAAGCAGGGCCCCTTTGCGGAACTTGCCGGCGTCAGTCAGCCAACCGTTTCCCGTTGGGAGCAAGACAGCCTTCCAGGGTCACAACCTGACAGAGACGAGATGGAGCGCATTCGCAAGGCAGCGATCGATCGCGGCTTGGAATGGAATGATAGCTGGTTCTTCCAGACATTTCCTGATGATGAGGTCGCAGCATGACGCGCCGCATCGGCCTGCCGATCGTCTGGATTTTCGTCGGACTGTTTGCGTCCGCTATCCCTCCCTTCGACTGGTTGTCGGGCCTCAACTTGTTCATTGCGGGAGTATGGTCCGGCATCTTTCTTGACGAGGTTCTGTCATGACTCGTCACATCGCCATGTCCTTCGAGACATTAAGCCGCCGGGCCGCGACGACGGGGAATCCATCGCAGCCCGGCGCTCCTCTCAGCGTTCCGCAATACTACGCTGAAAACGTCTTTCCCTTACCGCCGCGTTCGATTCTGGCCGCTCCTATAGCGCCGCTCGAACCGCTCGATCTCGCGAAGTCTCGTTTCCATGAAACGCTCCGCTTCGCGCTGCTTCTCAATTTCTCCATCTGGGGTCTGTTCGCGCTCGCCGTCTGGGCGCTGTTCTTTTCGAGGTTCTAGGTACGCCATCACGTTTCTGACCGCCAAGCCGATCGTGATGAAGCTCAGTTCCTCGTTGTCGTTATCGTGTGTCCTTTCCATGCCGAGCAACAAAGCATGGAAGGTTTTGCAAATGGGCAAAAAGGGTCTGCCAATGTCTGACGCCGCGTATCTGGATCAGGCTGCAACATGGTCGAAAGACCTGACGCGCATGAAGGCGCGCGGACCTGGCGACACCGAGAACGCCATGCGCCTCATCGAGCGTGAGTACGGCATTGAGTACGGGTTCTTGTGGTCGCTCCGCTATCGCCGGGATCGGCTCAAGATAATCAGCATCTCGGTCTACGAGAGCATCAGGGCGGCTTATCGCGCAGAGTGCGAACGGCAAATGCGAAAGCTGGAAAATGACATCAAGCGTACCGAGGAAATCGCCGGGCCTGATAGCAATTCTGTTCGCGCGGCTAAGGCTCTTTTGGGAAAGGGTTAGGGGAAAATGATGGACGTTGACGGAAAACGCTGCGAATCCGAGGAAGTGCAGCGGCGCAGGGCGAACAAGTACGCCTGTTGGAAATTGCTCGAGCGGCTGGAAAAGTATCATTCCGAGCCGGAAGTTTCTGTTCCTCCAGAACCGATTGTCATTGCGAAATGCGACGACGACGATCTGCCGCCGCGTGCGCTGATGATAAGCCGGATTCAGCAAGTCGTGTGCCGCCACTTCAATGTCAGGCATAACGAGCTGCTGTCAGAACGCAGGTACGCCAACTTAGTCCAAGCTCGGCAGGTGGCTTACTACTTGGCGAAGGAGCTGACCTCGCTTTCGTTCCCGGCCATCGGTCGTCGTTTTGGCGGTCGCGACCACACAACGGTCCTGTCTGGCGTCCGCAAAGTATCTCGCATGATTACCGCCGATCCAGAGTTTGCCAAAAGCGTGCATGATCTCGAGGAGCGGATTCGATGAAGCCGCGCCTCCGCAATCTGGTGAAAGCCCGCAAAGAAGCCCTGCGAAAGGCGTCTCCGAAGTCGCGCGACCGCCTGCGCTACCGTCTGATGGTGATCGAGAAAGTCGCCCAGATCAAGCGGGAGCTGCGCGCCGCATGAATTCCAAAGCTCAAGACGATGGATCTGGGTGCGCTCTCCTCATACTGATCGCGTGTCTTGCGGCAGGGATTGGATGCCTTTGGGGGGCCGCTTACGGCTTCTTATCAGTGGCGGCAGCAATGTTCATTCTACTTTTGTTGGCAGGCTTGTGATGACCATAGCCAAGCTCGCCTATCTGACGTCGCCGGCGCCTGGCCGCTACATCCTGAATTTCCAGCCCTTCGGCTCTGACGATCTGATCAGCATCGAGGTCGGCCCCGACCAGATGCGCAACATCTTGAACGATGGCGTGAGCCATTGGCTGCGTAACAGCCTGCACCGGGTAGCCCTAAAGGACGATAAACATGACCCGTCGTCGTGAAATTATCATCGACGGCGACATCGCCAGGATACCGCTGACGATGGGCTACATCGCTGTCATCGATGCGGCGGATGTTCCGCTAGTCGAGGGACGTAATTGGTGTGCTGATCGTCGCATCAAACAGGTCTATGCGACCGGAACTATTCTGCAGGGCGGCCGCTACCGGAGCGTGAGGCTGCACAGGTTTTTGCTGGGTCTCGGTGGCGATCAAACCGTCATGGTGGATCATAGAGATGGCGACGGGCTCAATAATCGCCGCGCCAATCTTCGTGTCTGCACAAACTCCGAAAATGGAATGAACCGCGGAGCTCAACAGAATAGCGCCAGCGGCATAAAGGGCGTCTGGTGGGATTCCAAGCGCGGGAAATGGATCGCTGAAGTTCATGTTGCTGGCGTGCGGAAATTTTGTAGCAGCTTCGAAACGTTAGAGGCCGCCAGTTCCGCTTATGCGGAAGCTGCGGCCCAATTCCATGGACAATTTGCGAGGGCTTCATGACTGAGACGGGGCACAATTCGAAAGAGCAGTTGAAATCAGTGGTCGAGCGTATCGAGCGCCTGGCTGAGGAGATCAAAGAGCTTCAGTCCGACCAGCGCGATATCTATGCCGAGGCGAAAGGCAGCGGGTTTGATGTAAGGGCGCTTCGCCAGATCGTCCGGCTGCGCGCTGAAGATCCTCACAAGCGTGCTGAGCGAGAAGCTATTCTCGAAACGTACATGCATACGCTGGGGATGACGTGAAACCTGGCCGCTGGTGGCGGGCGCAGAATTCGTGCGTCGATAACGCCAAGCTGATCAAACTGAGTGACCGGGCGCACCGCAATTGGTTCAACCTCAATTGCGTGGCGAACGAGCACGGCGGCGTGCTGCCTGACCTTGAGACCGTCGCGATAAAGTTGCGCGTATCAGAGTCCCGCGCTGCTGCGGCAATTACCGAGCTTATAGCCAAGCGCTTGTTCGATAAGCGGGAGGACGGCAGCATAGTCCCACACGACTGGAGCCAGTGGCAGTACAAGACAGATGAAGTCGACCCCACCAATGCGGAGCGACAAAAACGGCTGCGCGCCAAGCGTCGTGACGAACTGAACGAGCTTAGAGCGTTACGTGATCATGTACGTAACGGACCGTTACGTAACGGCGTTACTACCGTTACTGCAAAACGGCCAGAAGCAGATACAGATATAATAACTACTACTGTCAGTGAGGAGAGAAAGGGTCTCGGCGGAAGGGAGTATGCCGGTTCTCCCTCGTTTCAAAATTCGCTGTCGAGGTTGAAGCAATGATCCGCGATCCCTCAGACGGTTCAGTGCGGGATGAACCAGTCGAGTTCCCGGACTGGGACAAGAAGATCAAGGATAAATTTCCAGACGGCGTGCCTGTCGTTTCGACGCCGCTCTTGGACAAGCTCACATCGGGCCTTCGCCAGCCCAAGCGCACCGACGCGCAACAGCGGCTCGAGCGGTCGCGCGAATGGTTGAAAACCTATCAGGAGAAGCGACATGCACGGGGGACTAGCAGTGAGCAAGAACGTTCGACGCACGGGGATTCCGGCAACGATCAAGGGCAAGCCGAACCCGGCCTATCAGAGGGCAACGGGACCGACGTTGGAGCGCATCGCCAAGGCTGATAACCACTACGCTGTCGGGGACGACAAGCGCGGTAACCGGGTCTATCACTTCCACGACAGCCCCCTAGACCGCATGTATAGCCGCCTAACGCGGCAGGCGAGCTCAGCCAGCGACGAAGCGCTGCTCCGGCGTGAATACACCGCCCTGACAAAATATCATCACCACTGGCGCGCTGCGGGCCTTCAGGACGCTATCGGCAGCGCCGATCTCAACAGGGTCTTTGCGTCGGATCCGTCCTCAATGTCCGGCATGGCAAAGACCGAGCACCAGGCGCACCACCGCAAGCAATATCGCGATGCCGTCGAGCATATAGGCTGGAAGCCGCATATCGTCGTTGACAACGTGGTCTGTGCCGGAACGTCGATCGAGCAGGCGGGATGGGCGATCGGCTACAACTCGCGGACCCAGGCGCGGGATTGTGCCGAGGAAATGCTGCGGGAAAGCGCGCGAAAGCTGGCGCGGTTCTGGGGAATATCGTAGGGTTAGAGCGTCAACAACAGGAGGAAACTGAATGGCTGACACTGTCGAGCTTGGCGGCAAGTCGAAATACGAGGTAGCCCACGAAATGACTCGTGTGATTTTGGTCACTTTGGAGAAGAAGGATCACTACAAGGATGTCACCAGGCAGGAGTATTTGGAAACTGTCCGTCAGTGCATTTCGACTCTGAACGGAAATAAAGTGGTGTAACTGTCTCCCATTTCCCTTGAGAGATATTGCCATTCCGTCAGGAATGTGCCCAAATCAGTCAGGTTCGTGATTTGCGCCCGGCAGGAGAAATCCTCGCCGGGTTTTGCTTTTCGCTGATCCGTTTTCTTGGGCGTTTCCTCCCTTGACTCGCCCCGGCCGCCGTACCCCACCCCAGAACCCCAACGGCCGGGGCCTTTTCCTTTCAGATCGAAGCGGCGTTCCGTTCAACCCTATGCTCTGCGTGGGTTTGTGAGCAAGCGGCGCGTCGCTTCGTCCAATTCGCAAGGTGACATCATGAGCAAAGAAACTCTCGCGCTGATCGTCTCCGAAATCGTCGCCGGCTACGGCAAGATCGTCCGCCGCAATGGCAAGCTCTACGCCGTCAGCAGCCGGTAATCGTTTGGGGCATTGCATCACAGATTGGAGCCAAACATGCTTGAAGCTGTGATCAAGTTCCTTGTGACGATCTGTGTTGTCGCCCTGTGCGTCTATCTGGTGCTGTGGGTGCTCGCCGCGGTCGGCATCATCGTCCCCGCCATGGTCGTCAAGATCATATGGATTATCGCCGCGCTTATCGCGGTCCTGTTCCTGGTCCGGCTGCTCAGGCCGTATTGGGGAAACTACATTCCTTGAAGCCATGGCCGCGCGTACACGTAAGATCCGGCACGACGACGAAACCCGGGCAAAAATCAAGACAAGTCAGTTGATAAATCGCCTTTCGGCCCATGTGCTTGGAAAGGTCGACATGAAGCCGACGCAAGTTACTGCCGCGCTTGGACTTTTGAAGAAGACGATCCCCGATTTGTCGGCGCAATCGGTTGACCTGAGCGGGAGCGTCAAGGTCTCGCACGAGGACGCCCTTGCCGAGCTCGATGAGTGAGCGGGAGCGCTCGATCAGAAAGCGGCTGCGTGACGACTTCGGCCACTATGCATCGAAGTGCCTGAAGATCAGGACCAAGGCCGGCAAGATCGAGCCGCTGGTTCTTAACCAGGCCCAGCTTTATTTGCACGGGCGGTTGGAGGCCCAGAGAGAGCGGACGGGCAAGGTTCGGGCGCTGGTGCTGAAAGGGCGCCAGCAGGGCATCTCGACCTACATAGGCGGGCGCTACTATTGGCGGGCGACGCATTCCCGCGGCGTTCGGGTGTTCATCCTGACACATGAGCAGGACGCGACGAACAACCTGTTCGGGATGGTCGATCGCTATCATTCGCACTGCCCGGATTTGGTGAGGCCGAGCACGGGCGCGGCGAACGCGAAGGAGTTGAGCTTTTCTGCCTTGGAAAGCGGCTATGCGGTCGGCACGGCCGGCGCGAAGGCGGTGGGCCGGTCGCAAACGGTTCAGCTATTCCACGGCTCCGAGGTCGCGTTCTGGCCCAATGCCAAGACGCACTTCGCCGGCGTGGTGCAGGCAATCCCCGACATTCCGGGGACTGAAATCGTTCTGGAGTCGACCGCGAACGGGGTCGGCGGCGAGTTTCATGAGCGCTGGCAGCAGGCAGAAGCCGGCGTTGGTGATTATGAGGCGATCTTCATCCCGTGGTTTTGGGATTCTGGATACCGACGCGACGTCCCGCAAGACTTCAAGCTGGATGAGGAAGAGCAGGCATATGCCGACGCGCACAAGCTCAGTCTCGAGCAGATGGCGTGGCGCAGGGCCAAGATCGCGGAGTTGAAGGATGGCCTCCTCTTCAAGCAGGAATATCCGGCGACGGCTGAAGAAGCCTTCCAGCTTACGGGCCATGATAGCTTCATCAAGTCCGAGCGAGTTCTTGCAGCTCGTAAGCTCAGTTGCGAAGGGATCGGACCCCTCGTCCTTGGCGTCGATCCGGCGCGCTTTGGAGACGATCGCTTCTCCATCGCCTGGCGCCGAGGTCGGCAGGTAAGCAAGATCGAAAGCCGGGGGAAGGTCGATACCGTCGCCGGCGCCAATTGGGTCAAGCAGGTTATCGACGCTGACAAGCCGGCTCGCGTGTTCGTGGACGTTGGCGGTGTTGGTGCTGGCGTTGTCGATATTCTTCATTCGTGGGGTGGCGTTTATCTGGAGAAGGTCACGCCAATCAACTTCGGATCGGAGCCGCAGGAGCCGGTGATCATCCTGCCGGACGGGACGAAATCGGCCGGGCCGCGCAATCGGCGCGCGGAGATGTGGGCGAGGTCGCGCGATTGGCTCGATGAGCCGGGCGGCGCCGACATCCCGGACTCGGACAGTCTGCAAGCCGATGCCTGCGGGCCTGGCTACCACTACGACGTCAACCAGCGCCTTTTGCTGGAAAGCAAGGAACACATGCGAGCTCGCGGTGTGAGGTCGCCTGACGAATGGGATGCTGTGGCTTTGACCTTCGCTGAACCGGTTCATGAAGAGATCGAGCGGCCCGCGCGCGAGCGCCGCCGCGCCGGCTCCTGGTTGGGTGCCTGATGGCCGACGCTGACGACAGCAAGTCCGGTTGGGAAGAGGTCCACAAGACCGCCCTCGAGGAATACGAGCGCGACTATGAGCGTGAGCGTTCCAATATCGAGGACGCTTACGAGGATCTGCGGTTCCGGCGCGGCCGGCTGACCGACCAGTGGGACGCGCAGTCGCTTGAGGCCCGAAAAGGTCGGCCGTGCCACGTCGTCAACAAGCTCCCGCAGTTCATCCGTCAGGTGACGGGCGACATGCGGCAGTCACGGCCCGGAATCAGGGTTGTGCCGGTCGACAGCGGCGCTGACGTCAAGACGGCCGAGGTCCGCGCCGGCATGATCCGGTATGTCGAGAACCGCAGCAAGGCGAAGCACGTTTACACCACCGGCGCCGACAGTCAGGTGACATGCGGGATCGGCCATTGGGCCGTGACGACAGAATATGCCCATGAGGGCACGTTCAACCAGGAAATCCGCATTATCGGGATCGAGGACGGCGTTTCGGTGCTTTGGGACGCCGACTCCATGCTGCCGACGAAGGCGGACGCCGATCACTGCTTCGTCCCGACCGACATCACCACCGCGAAATTCAAGCGTCAGTGGAAGGATGCGGTCGCGGAGGGGTTCGACACCTCGATCTACGGCCTCGGTGCTTCGGGCTGCTTCGACACCTGGCACTCCGACAATTTCATTCGGATCAACCAGTATTGGAAGAAAAAGCCTATTAAGCGCACCTTGGCGCTGATGCCGGACGGAAAGATCGAGGACATCACCGAGCAGGTCGCCGGGCTGCCCAAGGAGCAGTTGCAGGGCGCTTTCGAGTGGCTTCAGAACAACAAGGGCGCGCGGGTCGAGGAGCGGGACAGCTACCGCATCTGCCGCTACCTGATCACGCTCGCCGAGGTGCTGGAAGAGTCCGATTGGCCCGGGATGCACATTCCCGTGGTTCCGGTGATCGGCGAGGAAGTGCGGGTAGGCCGCGACGTCTACCGGCACGGCATCGTCCGCTATGCGCGCGACCTTCAGCGCATGGAAAACTACTATGCCTCGGCCGAAACCGAGGTTATCGCGCTGCAGCCCAAGGCGCCTTGGATCGGCACAGAGAACCAGTTCAAGAAGCATTACGACCTATGGGAGACGGCGAACACCGAGAACCATCCGTTCCTCGAATATACGCCTGATCCGCAGGCCCCAGGACCGCCGCAGCGGGTGCAGCCGCCCGTTGCCTCTCAGGCCATCATCGAAGGCAAGGCGCGCAATTCGGAGGACATGAAAGCCGTCATCGGCATTTACGACGCCTCGCTCGGCGCCAAGTCCAATGAGACCAGCGGCATCGCCATCGCCCGCCGTGACGCCCAGGGCGATACCGGAACCTATGTCTACCACGACAATTTCGCGCTTGCGATCGAGCGAACCGCGGAAATCGTCAACGAGCTGTTCCCGAAGATTTACGACACGCAGCGCACGGTTCAGATCCTCGGCGACGATGGCAAGCCAGATCTGGTCGAGATCAACAAGCCGCAGATGGTCGACGGCATCAAGCGCGTCCTCAACGACATGACGTCGGGCAGCTATGACGTCGTGATGGAGGCCGGGCCGAACTATGCCACCAAGCGCGAGCAGGCGCAGGACGGCATGACCGAATTCATCCGCGCCTATCCGCCGGCTGCTCCGGTCATGGGCGACCTTTACGCCAAGGCGATGGACTGGCCGCACGCCGAGGAGATCGGCGAACGGCTCGAGGAATTGCTCCCGCCGCCGATCAAGGCCAAACTCCAAGCCGATCGCCAGAAACGCGAGCAGGCGTCCGGGCAGCCGCCGTCGCCTGAGATGCAACAGGAGATGCAGGCGCAGCAGGCCGCCCAGCAACAGGCCCAGCAGGCCCAGGCCATGCAGATGGCCGAGACCCAGGCCAAGGTTGAGGAAGCGCAGGCGCGGGCCGTCAAGGCCAAGGCGGACGCAGAGAAAGCCGAGGCCGACGCAGAAAAGGCCAAATACGAGGCCGCGAAGGCGCGGGCCGACCTTGCCAATGCTCACATGGACAATCTGCGCACGATCGAGGCGCATGACCACGAAATGGCGCGGGGCGAGGTCAACCACCGGCGCCAGCACGCCCATGAAATGGACCGGCATTCGGTCGACATGGCCGAGCGTGGCATCAACGCCTATCGCGCCGGCGAAAAGCACGATTTGACGATGGAGCAGATGGCTCAACCACAAGAGGAGCCTGCGACCGTCCAGTAACAAGTCCGGCGCATTCGGTGCTGGGCATTTGGCAGCCGCTCCTTTCCGGGGCGGCTTTTTTCATGAGTGAACCATGAGCGACCAAGAGACGGCGGCAACGCTGGCTGTGGAGACGACCGAGACCCCAATCGTAACGCCGGTCGGTGAAGACGGCATTATCGATCTTGATGCTCCCGAGGAGGTCAAGGAAGAGCCGAAAGGCGAGACGGACAAGAAGGACGGCGAGGCCGACGAAGCCAGCGACAAGGACGCCGGCGAGGAAGGCAAAGCCGAGGAACGTAAGAAACTGAGCGGCGCGCAGCGGGCCAAGCTCCGCGAACAGCGCTTGCTTCAGGAGAACAGCGAACTTCAACGCAAGTTGGAGGAAGCAACCCGCAAAGCGCCGGCGGCCGACGCCAGCGACGCGGAAAAGGCGCCGCGCGAGGAAGATTTCAACGGGGACTGGTTCGCGTACCAGACCGCAAAGCAGGCTTTCGAGAGCCGGCAGGCGATCCGGGACGAACTCCGCAAGGACCGGGAAACCCGCGAAGCATCCGAACGCGAAACGAAACAGGCCGAAATCGCACGGGAACGCCGCGAGGCGCATCTCGAGCGAGTCGAAGGCGCGAGAGAGGTGATCGCGGACTTCGATCAGGTCATGAAGGCGATGGACGGCGTTCAGGTCCGACAAGACGTGATCGAGGAGATCATGTCGTCCGATCAGTCCGCGCTCATCTCCTACCACCTCGCCAAGAATCCGAACGAGCTCGACGCACTCAACGCGATGAACTCACGCGAGCTGGCCCGCGCAATGGGACGGCTGGAGGCCACGCTGAAGATGCCGGAAGCGAAAAAGCAAACATCTGCTCCCGCTCCGTTGTCCCGCCCGAAAGGCGGTGCCGCACCACCCAGCCAGGAAGCTGAACTCGCGGCCTATCTGAACAAGACCTACGGGGACCGTCGCCGATAACGCGACGGCGGGAGCCATTCCGAAAAGGGATAGGCTTCAATGTCGAATACCACTCTCTCTGCCAGCATCATCGCGAAAGCCGCTGTTGGCATCCTCGAAAACGAGCTCGTCATGGCGAACGCGGTTTACCGCGGCTATGAGGACGAGTTCGGCAAGAAGGTCAACGGCTACACGGTCGGTGACACCATCACCATCCGCAAGCCGACCGACTTCACGGTTCGCAGCACGATCACGGCCTCCGCGCAGGACGTGACCGAGGCCAAGACCAGCATTCAGGTCAACCAGATCGCCGGCGTGGACTTCGCGTTCACCTCCCAGCAACTGACCCTGAATATCGGCGAGCTGTCCGAGCGCGTCATCCGCCCGGCGATGATCCAGATCGCCAACCAGATCGACGTCTCGGTGATGAACCTCTACAAGGACATCCCGCAGTGGGTCGGCACGCCCGGCACGCTGATCCAGTCCTTCGCAGGCTTCGCCAAGGGCGCCCAGAACATGGACCAGCGCTCGGTGCCGCAGGGCGGCCGTTCCGCCGTGCTGGCCCCGGCCGACTTCTGGGCTCTGGCCGGTTCTCAGACCGCGCTCTATTCCCAGGCGATCAACAACAAGTCCTATCGGGAAGGCGAGATCGGCAAGATCGGCGGCATCGACACCTATATGTCGCAGAACGCGCCGACCTTCACCACCGGCCCGATGGGCGGCACGCCGCTGGTCAATGGTGCCTCGCAGAACACCACCTACGACACCACCGGTGCCAACACCCAGACGCTCATCACGGACGGCTGGACGGCTTCGGCGGCGTCTCGCGTCAAGGCCGGCGACGTGTTCACCATCGCCGGTGTCTACGACGTCAACCCCGTCACCAAGGCAACGCTGCCGATCCTCAAGCAGTTCGTCGTGAAGTCGGACGGATCCTCGGACGGCTCTGGCAACCTGACCCTGACGATCGCCCCGCAGATCATCTCTTCGGGCGCGTTCCAGACGGTTTCGGCGGCTCCGGCCGACAACGCCGCGCTGACCTTCGTTGGCACGGCCAGCACCGCGTACACGAACAATCTGTTCTTCGACCGCAACGCCTTCGCGCTGGTGACGGTGCCGATGGTGAAGCCGCCGGGCGCAGTTGACGTGTCCCGACAGAGCAAAAACGGCATCAACGTTCGCGTGATCCCGTTCTATGACGGTACCAACGACAAGAGCACCTGGCGTCTCGACGTCCTGTACGGCACCAAGACGATCGATCCTCGCCTCGCGGTTCGCGTCTCCGGCACCTGATCGGAACGATCGTAGAACGAAAGTGTTGAGCAGCGGACTACGGCCCGCTGCTTCTCTTGGGGCAGCACCAACCAGGAGAAATGCCATGTCGAAGTTGCATGACGACCTGATCAACGAAGTCGAGTCGCGTGAGAGCGTTGCGGAGGGTGTGGACTCCTTGATGCGCGCGATTGCTGATCGCATCGAGGGCTGCAACGGCAACCGGGTGAAGCTGTCGGACCTCTGCACCATCCTGCGTGAAGATCCGGCCAAGGTTTCGGACGCGCTGGTGGCAAACACCGACGTCGCCAAGGTCAACAAGACCCGCACGACCAGCTACGATGCCCCGTCGCCGACGTTCGAGAAACCGCGCGATGACGTTCGGATCGGAATGCCGCTGTCCTCGAATGACCACCGGGACCAGCAATTCCCGCCGAACGAGGACACCGAGGCCGAGCGCGAGCGCATCCGCCGCGAGCAGGCGGCCCGCGACCGCGGCGAGGTGGTCACGGTCAACACCGACATGCCGGAAGTGCCCGAGGCCGACCGGAAGGCCGAGGAGGATCGCAAGGCGCGCGAAGAGAACCGCGTCCCAGCGTAACGCTCCCGCATACCGAACACCAAAGCCCGCTTTCGAGCGGGCTTTTTCATGGAGAAGGCAATGGCTGACGAAAAGACCGTTCCGACCTGGGGCTACGGCAAGAAGGGCGCCCAGATTTTCGACCTCAAGGAGGGCGAGAGCCTGCCGCGCGGCTTCTACGATCACCCCGACAAGGTGAAGGGCGGGGCGAGCGAGCCCGAGCCCGACGAGCCGCCGGCGGACGCCTGATGCCGACCGAGAAACAGATCGACGCTGCCACCGACGCCTATCTGAAGGCGCGCGGCTGGAATGACGCCACGATCAAAGCAAATTTCCTGACCCGGGCCGAGGTGCGCGGACGCATGATCAGCGCCTTGCAGGCGGCCGAAGACGCTGCGGAGACGGCGAATGTCCAAAACCAGGGCTGAATTCGTCGATCAGTGCTTGCTCAATCTCGGCATTCTCGTCCCCGGGCAATCGACGTCGGCCGAGAACGTGCAGAGGATGGACGGCTTTGTCGACCCGGCCTTCGCGCTCTTGTCCTCGCTCAACATCTACTATGTGCAGGACGGCGGCAGCGCCGGCCCGATCGACGGCGCGATCGAGGACGAGGCATTTCTGCCGCTCGCGGATTGGGTGGCGAACAAGGCTGCCACGGCGTTCAATCTGGCCGCCGATGCCAAGCTCCAAGCGCTCGCCATGATCGCCGAGGACACGTTGAAGACGATCTCGGCGCCGGCGCGGACGTTGCGCACCTTGCGTGTTGATCCGGCCCTGACCGTTCCGCGCATCGGCACTTATCGGGGCGGAATTTGGTAAAGAAGCCGATCCCGTTCCCCGTCTCGACGTCGCCGGGCGCCAAGAAGCAGGAGGCGGGCGGGCGCATCGTCAACGGCTACACGGAAGAGCTCGGCGACCAGGCGCCGAACAAGACGGTCATCCGCCGCAGCCCCGGGCTGATGAATTTCGGCACGTCCAGCCAGAGCGGCTATCGCGGCGCCATCGTGGTCAACGGCGTGCTCTATGTCGGCTTCAGCGGCAAGCTGGAAAAGTGGACGGACGCCGGCGGAGCGTCAACCAACGTCGGCAACCTGAACGGCACCAAGCGCGGGTTCTTCGCTGCGAACAACAATACCACGCCGGATAAGGTCTTTGTTGACCCTGACGGCAATATCGCGACGTTCACGACGTCTGCGGTTACGAATTCCTATCCCGATGCGGATCTGCCATCGGTCAACTCGGTCGATTTCCTTGACGGCTATCTGGTCTTCACCACGGGCGATGGGCGAGCCTTCGCCACCGACCTAAACTCAACGGCAGTCAACGCTCTGTCCTTCGGCAAGGCCGAGGCCAAGCCTGACGGTCTGGTTCGCGTGGTCTCCTGGGGCGGGCGGCTGCTGTTCTTCGGCAACATCTCCACGGAGGTATGGACCGACGCCGGTACGACTCCATTCCCGTTTGCGCGGTCGACCGTCATTCCGCGGGGCCTCGCCGGTCCCTATTGCGTATCTGGCTATGAGGATGGGTTCAGCCGCGGTCCGATATGGGTTGCTGACGATAACTGTGTCTATGCCCTGCAGGGCTACACGCCGACCAAGGTTTCCGACCCGGATATCGAGGGCCTGATTGAAGCTGTCAGCGACAAGACCACGCTTGAGGCAACCTGCTATATGTCGCGCGGTCACGCCTTTTGGCAATTGTCCTGCCCAGATTGGACTTGGGTTCTCGACATCTCGACGTCGCTTTGGTTCGAGCGCGACAGCTATCTGCTCAGCCGTTCGCGGATCGCCGGTGCAATCAATGCATTCAATCTCTGGCTAACCGGCGACACCGAAACCGGAAACATGCAGGAGATCACGTCGACCGCGAACGATGAAGTCGGCAATCCATTGCGCCTGCGGATCGAAAGCGGCCCGGTGATGAACTTCCCGGCCGGCGAGGTGGTCGGCAGGGCTGATTTTTACTTCGCGACCGGCACGGGCATCGCGACGGGCCATGACCCGGACCAGACCGATCCCGACGTTGAGATCAGTTGGTGCGACAATGCGCTGAACTGGTCCAACCCGATCCTGCGTAAACTTGGACGCCAAGCTGAGCCAGAGCAATTGATTTCGCTGGTGGCCTGCACGGGCCGGACGAGCTGGCAGGGCCGGCGCTGGCGGCTCGACATCTCGAGCGGCGTCTATTCGTCCTTCATGTTCGCAACCCAGTCCGACGATCCGAGGGCCATCTGATGCGCGTTCGCATTCCGCCGGCCGACGTGGCGCCGATCGAGATCGACCCGGTGACGAAACGTTTTCGCTGGACGGTCGACTGGTACGACGCACTCAAGAACCTTGAAAAACTCGGGCTGCTCGACCTCGCGGACGTCACCACCACCACGCCGGCGAACGGCGACGTCCTGATCTACGACTCGACGAACAAGAATTTTGCTCCTGGAGCCAACTGATGGGCAATATCTTTACCGATCTGTTTAGCTCCAAGCCGGCGGAAGAGGCGGCCAAAGCCAAGGCGGAAGGGTTTGCAACCGCGAAAGCTGATGCGAATTCCGCACTCGACGCCGGGCAAGCGCAGGCGACGCCGCTTTTCAATCAGGCATACGGTAATTTCAGTACACTGGCCGGGAAGTTCGGAGCGGGGCAGGATGCTTACAACGATGCTACTGGCGTCAACGGTGCTGATGGCTTGGCACGGGCGCGCGCTACCTTCACGTCGCTGCCGGGCTACCAGGAGGGCATCAACATGGCCCTCGATCAGAACGATCGGCGCGCCGCGGCGCGCGGCATCCTGGCGAGCGGCAACACGATCGCCGACACGACGAAGCTCGCAACCGACTACGCAAGTCAGAAGTACGGCGACTATCTGAGTTCTCTAGCGCCCAACCTCTCTGGGGTCACATCGGCGACTACCGGAGGAGCCGGGGTTCTGACCAGCCAAGCCGGAGCGGACCTTGGCGTCGCCGGGCAGCGGGCCGGGTTCGACTACAATGCGGCAACCGGGACGGGCCAGGCGAATGCTGATGCCGCGCTTGCTCCTTATGCCGCGTCGCAGAACTTCTGGGGGGCCTTGATGGGTGGCGCGAACATGGCTCTGAAAGCCTCCGGCATGGGCGGCTACGCTCCGGGAGGGAAATAGAACATGGCAAACGGCTTTCAAGGGCCGCCGGCCGTCGATTTCTATTCCATGTTGTCGGGGCTAGGTGACACGATCGCGACGAACCGTAATGCTGCTGCCAAGAAAGCAGCGTTTGCCGCAGCAACAACACCAGGCCCGGACGGGACGGTCGATTACGGCAAGGCCATTCTTGGCTTGGCCGGCGCTGGCGACTATCAGGCCGCAAGCCTTTTGTCCTCGATCCAGAGCCACAAGGACGCAGCGGCGCGGGATGCGCGAGATTTTGGCTTCCGTCAGACAGAGGCCCAGCGCGCACAGAGCAACGCGGATAGGTCGTTCAAGATCACTCAGGAGAACGCCGAGAAGCCGCAGTATCGCACGATCAAGGACGCTAGCGGCAACGACCAGATCATAGCGATCGACTCCGAGGGCAAGCCGCGCACCGTCGAAGTGCCTGGCGCCGCGGTGGGCAGTGCAACCAATCCGTTCGCCTATGGCGGCAGGATGAATGAGGCGCAGAGCAAGGACGCCGGCTTTGCCAACCGCATGTTCCGCGCCGAGCAGATCCTTCGCGATCAAAAGGTCATCGACGCCGCGACCAGCTATCCGCAGGCCGCTATTGAGGGCTTGCCTCGCTTCGTGCCGGACGCCGCGAAAAACTACCTGCATTCCGGCGACTATCAGAAATACGACCAGGCCAAGCGCGATTTCGTCAACGCCGTGCTGCGGCGCGAGTCCGGCGCGGCCATCTCGGAAAGCGAATTCAGGAACGCCGAGAAGCAGTATTTCCCGCAGCCCGGCGACACGCCCGAGCGCATCGCCGAGAAGCAGAAGAACCGGCAGGACACGCTTGCGGCTATCGCCGGCGGCGGCGGTCCGAACTACCGGCCGCAGTTCACGTTTGGGCCGAACGGAGAGCTCGTCCCGACCGGTGCGCCGAAGCAGGGCGCAGCGCCGGCGGTGAAAGCCGCCGTAACGGCGCCGCCGGCGGCCATCGCGGCGCTGAAGAAAGACCCGCGGCTCGCGGCTCAGTTTGACGCCAAATACGGTCAGGGCGCGGCTCAGGCCGCCTTGGGTGGGCAATAAGTGGCAAACTTCTTCGACCAGTTCGATAGCGCCGCGCCGGCGCCGTCCTCGCGCTATGCCGACGCGATCTCCTCGATCGAGAGCGGCGGCAACTATCGCGTGATCGGGCCTGACACCGGCAGCATGGGCCGCGCGCTCGGCAAATACCAGATCATGAGCGCCAACGTCGGCCCATGGTCCAAGGAAGTGCTCGGCCGCGAGGTGACGCCGCAGGAATTCATCAACGACCCGAAGATCCAGGACGCGATTTTCGAGGGCAAATTCGGCCAGTATGTCGAGAAATACGGCCCGGACGGCGCCGCTCGAGCATGGTTCGCCGGCGAGCGTGGCATGAAAAACCCGGACGCCAAGGACGCTTTCGGGACGTCTGTGGCCGAATACAGCCGGCGCTTCAATAAAGCGCTCGGCCCGCAGGACGCACGCGCGGCGGTGGACCAGTTCGCGCCCGAACAGCCCGACGTCATGGCCTTTGCCGCCACCGACAAGCCGAAGATGAGCCAGGCCAAGCCGGAGGCGCGGAATTTCTTCGACCAATTTGACGAAGCGCCGGCGGCGGCGCCGGCCAAGACCGGAACGGATCGCATCTACGTCAGCCCGGGGCCTGGCAAGGGCGTGGATGCGGGCTCAAAGCCCGACCGCGGCGTGGTCGACGCAACCGCGCGCGGCGTGGCGCAGGGCTTCACGGCGAATTTCGGCGACGAAATCCGCGGCCTGATCGAAGCGTCGGGCGCCAATCCCGACGACCCGGCCAGCCTTGGGCGCCTGATCACCGGTGCGCTCAAATACTGGTCCGGCGATGCCGAGGCCAAGAAGCGGTATGACGAAGCGGTCAAGCGGGAGCGCGAGCTCAACCAGACCGCCGAGGAGCAGCATCCGGTTGCCTCCACAATCGGTAACATCGGCGGCGCGGTCATCCTGCCTGTTGGCGCGGGCGCTGGCGCGGCGACGCTCGGCGGCCGGGTTCTGGCCGGCATGGGCACGGGCGCGGCTCTTGGCGGCGCTGCTGGTGCTGGCGAGGGGCAGGGCGCGCTTGATAGCGTCTCCCGCGGCATCACCGGGGCTGCGGTTGGCGGTGCGCTGGGCGGGGCTGCGCCGGCGGTGATCGAGGGCGTTGTGCGTGGCGCGCGCGCCGTCGCTCAGCCGGTGGCGAACGCCGTCCGCGGCATCCGCGACGTCGATAGCGAGGCCGCCCGGCGCGTTGTGACGGCACTCGAGCGGGACCAGGCGATCGACCCACAAGCGGCAGGCCGGCTCGCGCCGAACGAGTTTGCGGCCAGCGTTCAGGGCGGCGGCCCCGCCGTCATCGCTGACCTTGGCGGCGAGACGACCAGGGCCTTGGCGCGGTCGGCGGCCAACACGTCACCGGAAGGCCGCGCGGTTCTGAACCGGGCCATCAATGACCGTTACGAAGGGCAGGGCGGCCGTGTCGTCAACTGGCTGCGTCAAACGTTCCACTATCCTGATGCGGCTGCGCAGGCCGATGCGCTGGATCAGGTGCAGCGCACCGTGAACCGCGCGAACTACCGCCGCGCGATGGAGCAAGGCGACCGGCCGATCATGTCGCCGGAATTGGACCGACTGATGGGGAGCCCGGCCGTTGTCGAGGCCATGCGGCGCGCGTCGACCAGCGGCAAGGACAGGGCGATCACACAGGGGCTCGGCGCCATGCGCCAGGGCGTGACCGTCGAAAATGGCGTGGTGCGCTTTACCCGGGGGCCGAGCGGGGCGCCGACGTACCCAAATCTTGCCTTCTGGGACGCGACGAAGCGCGAGCTTGATGCTGCCGCCAACATGGCGCAGCGCAGCGGTGATACTTCTAGCTCCGCAGCCGAATTGGCGCGAATGCTCCGCGCTGAGCTTGACCGGCATGTCCCGTCCTACCAGGCAGCGCGCGCCGGCGCCGCGCGGTTCTTTGACGCCGAAAACGCCCTTGAGGCCGGCCAGAATTTCGTCGGCAAGAACATGACGGCCAATGAGGCACGGCGCGCGCTGGCGCAGATGACGCCGCAGGAGCGGCAGCTTTTCCAGGATGGTTTCGTTTCCCGCTTTATCGAGACGCTGAACCAAGTCGGAGATCGCCGCAACGTCCTGAACCAGATTGCGGCGTCTCCGGCCGCGCGCGAAAAGCTGAACGTTGCGCTGGGGCCGCAGCGGGCCGCCGAGCTCGAGGCCGGCTTGCGGGTCGAAGGCATCATGGATTTGGCGCGCAACGCCGTGCAGGGCAATTCAACGACCGCGCGGCAGCTTGCCGAACTTGGGCTTGCTGGGGGCGCTTACGGACTGACCGGGGGCGGTCTCAATCCATTCAGTGACCCCGGCGCCGTGGTCAATGCTGCCATCGTCTATGGGGCCGCTCGAGGGCGGAACGCCATTAACGAACGGCTGTCGCGGCGGGTCGCTGAAATGCTCGTATCCCAAGACCCGCGCATAATCTTGCAGGGGGTAAGGACCGTCGCCCGCAATCAGACGCTCTTCAATGCTCTTCGCTCCGCCGATCGAGGCCTGGCCCGGGTCGTAGGTGAGGAAGCTCCGGTAGGAGCCACCTTGCAGGCGATAGGCGCAGGCAGCGCCCAGAATGACCAACCAAACGTTCAGCGGCCAAACGGCCGTTAAAAACGCGCCTACAGACCAGACCAACAGCACGGATTTTGTGATGCTCAAGCGCCTCTTGCTCCTCGCGGGGCTTCTCGCCGCTGGCCCGGCTTTCGCTGCCGGGACCGTTCCGGGCTTTTCGCTCGTCCCGCAGTTTGACCTCAACGGCAAACTTGCCCCCGGTGCGAAACTATACGTCATCCAGGCTGGAACGACCAGCACGCCGCAGAATGCTTACCAAGACACGGCGCTGACGCAGGCTCTTCCTAACCCGATTACGGCTGACTCTGCCGGCCGGCTGCCGCAATGGTTCGTCGCTGACGGCACGATCAAGCTGCGTCTGACGACCTCGACCGGCACGGCAATTTACACCGGAGACAATCTGCTCGTTATCGGCCCATCTTCCGGGGGAGGTGGCGGCGGCGGGACGGTCGATCCAACAACGGTTCTTTCTACTGGAGATTTCAAACTCGTCTACAATACCGGCGTCCTAACGGGATTCGTTCGCTGCAATGGTCGCACGATTGGCTCAGCCACTTCTGGTGCAACCGAGCGCGCGAATGCTGACACCTCTGCGCTGTTCGCGTTCCTTTGGGACGCCGACGCTAACCTTACTGTGAGCGGAGGGCGGGGTGCCAGCGCGGCAGCAGATTTCGCAGCTAATAAAACGCTAGCTTTGCCAGACTGCCGCAACGTTGCCATGGCCGGACTAGGAGACATGGGCAACAGTGATCGCGGACTCTTTAGCGGCATAACTTTCAACAGCGGGAATTCAACAACTCTTGGAAGTTACCTCGGCTCCGGCACTCGCACACTCCAGACGGCAAATCTTCCGCCGTACACCCCGGCTGGTTCGGTATCTAGCACTCTGGTGAACGGCGGCAATACGCTTTATGGATTCATCGCTCCAGGGTCCAACGTTGGCTTCGGCGGGACAGCCACAGGCGGTGCGCAAACCCAAATTACGACTCTATTGAGCGTGTCTTCATCTTTCGCAGGCACAGCGCAAGGAGGAACCAGCACCGCATTTGGCATCGTACAACCTACACTGCTGATGACAATCTACATAAAATTGTGAGATGCCATGTCTATAACCCTAAGCTCCTCAGCCACTAATAATGCTGACTGGAAGACTCAATTTGAGTTCACGGATGCAGAGACGGGCGATCTCATCGACTTCACCGGCGCGACGATCGAGATCGAGGTCAGAGACTTCGACGGTTGCCAGAAGATCGAGGCGACCACGGGCAACGGAATGATTACCATCCAGGAAACGGGGATTTTCGAGCTGGACGTTCCAGTTTCCAGTATGGCTTGTCTCTGCCCTGGTACCTACCAGATTGGCGGCGTCTACTCATTGAATGAAGAGACGATCTCTCTGTTCACTGGCTCATTGGCGATCATCTCTGGGGTTGCTCGCCTATGACCATTCCAGTTCTGAAGATCAAGGTTCTCCAGCGCCCGGTCATCAAGGGGCGCATGGATGTCCGTTTTCCGGGAGCGGTCACGGCATCAAGCCCGATCTCGCTCGACAAGACCGGCGGCAACTTCGTGTTCAGCATGGATATCGATGCGCTGTCGGAAATGCTATCGACGATTTTCCAGCCGTATGAAGGGGTGGAGCAGCACATCACGACGGCCGGACCCGTCACGGTGGCGGACAATGCTGGTATCGTGCGAGTAGATCAAACGGTCGGTGCTGCTATTGAACTCGATCTTCCGCTTGCCGCCGCTAAAACCTGCTCAGTTCTCATAGCGGATTGGAAGGGCGATGCTGGCACCAACAACATAACCATCATGCCCAGCGGCTCCGAGAAAATCCAAGGCCAGTCCTCCTGGACTATCGCGGGGGATACCGGCAGCATCTTCCTTCGTCCGATCCCTGGGGTTGGGTACGTCATATGATTCGAAAGTCTCTCGTTATTTTCGCCGCTTTGGCGGCTTTTTTTGTGCCTCGCGCCGAGGCGCAGAATGCGGGCGCGGTCTCCAACCATGCGATCCCGATCGGGAAGGGTGCTGGAGTGCAGGGCTTTGGCTCTCTCGCACTGACCAGCGGTCAGATTATCATCGGGCAGACCAGCGCAGACCCGCAGGCCAAGACGCTCACGGGGGACGTTACGGTCAACTCCTCTGGCGTCACGTCGATCGGCTCCAGCAAGGTCACAAATTCCCAACTCGCCACGATGGCGGCGAACACCACAAAATGCAACGCGACCGCGGGCAGCGCCAACCCGACAGACTGCACCGCTTCAACGATGCGGACGAACATTGGCGTCGTCATCGGGACCAATGTGGAAGCATGGGACGCTGACCTTGATTGTGTCGCGGCGCTATCCTCAACCGGCGTTATCTCTAGGACGGGCGCGGGCACATGCTCGGCCGGCGCGCTTGCTCTGAGTGGTCTTGCCACCGGCACCCAAGATACTGTTATCGGATATTTCGGCAGCACGACGGCAACTGCTACCGCGATTAGCAATTGCACCGGGGCTCTGACGTATTCGACAAGCACGCACACGTTCGGATGCAACGCATCTGCTGGCACCGGCACTGTTACCAGTGCTCAAATCTCGGCTGGCACTGGCATTGCTGTCAGCGGCACTTGCACGATCACCACGACGGGCAATTGCACGGTTGCAGCGCAGCTATCGGACATAACGGCGTCTCTTGGATCGGACGTGTCACTTAGCTCGACTGGCTCGTTCTTCGACGGACCTAGCGTGGCCCAGGGATCTAGTGGAAAATGGCATGCTTCGGGGACCGTGACCCTTCAGGGGGCAGGAAGCGACACTTATAACTGCAAGCTCTGGGACGGCACGACTGTGATCTCATCATCGCGCGTCACGCAGGGCACTTCCGGCAGCGCCGTGGCTACCATTTCTCTTTCCGGTAACATCTCTAGCCCGGCCGGCAACATCAGGATCAGTTGTCAGGATGTTTCCGGCACTACTGGCCTCATCCGGTTCAATGTGAGCGGTGCTAGCAAAGACAGCACGCTCACCGCGACGCGGATTCAATGATCTTATCCAACTGGCATAACCGGCAGTCTTGCTTCGATAAAAACAAAAAGAACAAAGATCACGACAAGCAAAATCCATCGCCAATAAGGCATTCGCGCCTCCCTTAACGCCAAGAACCTACCACCACAACCCATAGCAGAGTCAACCATGGTCGATTTCACGGCCCTAACTGCCGTTGAGCTAAAGCGCTGGCAGAACGCCAAACTCACGCGCAAATCAGTGAGCGATGGCGCTGCAAAGCGCCTTGTGGCCGCGAAAGAGCGATATCAGGCCGTCGCGGAGGCCACCGGCGTCCCGTGGTTTGTGATCGCCGTGATCCATGAGAGAGAGTCGTCGCAAAGCTGGAAGGGGTCACTGGCGCAGGGCGACCCTTGGGACAAGGTTTCTATCCATGTCCCGGCCGGGCGCGGTCCGTTCGGCTCGTGGGAGTCCGCGGCGATCGATGCCCTGGCCAACTGTCCGCCGCAGCTTGCCAAGCGAAAGGACTGGTCCGTTGCAGGCATCCTGATCGGGCTGAACCTCTACAACGGCATGGGATATGCGGCCCGCGGCGTGCCGTCGCCCTATCTGTGGGCCGGTACGGATCAATACAAGGCCGGCAAATACGTCAGCGACGGCAAATACGATCCGAGCCACGTCGATCAGCAGCTCGGCTGTGTGGCTCTCCTGCTGTCCATGATGGAGATCGACACCTCCATTGTGATCGACGGCAAGCCGGCGGCGCCTGCACCTGTCCCGCCAACCAAGCCAGCGCAAGCGCCGGTCGCATCATCCTCCGGCTGGGGCGCTCTGCTCGCGGCCATCCTGTCTATTTTCAAAGGGAAATCGTCATGATTTGGGGCATTCTCGCTGCATTGTTCGTTGCTATCCTGCTTTACGCCGTCCTGTTGCGACCTTGGCTCAAGAAGCAGCCGTGGGCGCAGCGGTTCTTTGCCGCGGTGGATTCGATCGAGCTCGCGCTCTACAAGAAATCGGAAACCATCCTGGTCGGCCGGTTGCTCTGGGTGGGCGGTCTGATCGTGACGTTCTACGACGGCCTCGCGGTCTTCGTCCGCAGCCTCGATATCACCCCGCTCACAACCCGGCTCTTCGACTGGTTGCATGTCCCGGCCGATATGCGGAATTTGACCGTGACCGCGTTTATCGGCCTGGTCGGGCTCATCATCAACAGCCTGCGCAAAGCAACCACGAAGCCGCTTGAACTCGTGGCCGTTCCTGCCCAGGCGTTCACGCCGCAGGTAGCGCAGACCATGGCGGCGGCCGAAGAGGCCAAGCAGGAGGCCGTGCAGGCCGTCGAACAGGCAAAGGCCGGATAGATGGGCTGGCTCTCAGTCCTCCTCGGGCTTGCCGACCCGATCGAGAAGATCACCACGGCGATCGTCAAGGCCCGGGCTGACAGCCTGAACGCCACCACGGAGCAGGAGCGCATCGAGGCGCAAGAGCGGGTGCAGACGCTTCAAACCCGGCGCGACGTGCTCATTGCGGAGGCCGGCGTATCTCGAGCGAACATGATCGTCCGAGCGATCCTGGCCGCGCCCGTGGCCGCCGTGATCTGGAAGCTTCTCGTCTGGGACAAGGTGATTGGCTCGCTGGCGGGGTGCTCGCAGGCGGCGCGCGGCACCTGCCTGATCTTCACGACCGACCCGCTCGACGACAACCAATGGAAGCTGATCGGTGTCGTGACCGCTTTTTACTTCCTCTATGAGGGCGCGATCGGCGTGTCTCGGATTGTGAAGCGTTAAGCAGCTCGCCGCGGCGCTGGAACGCCACGACGAGCCTAACCCGCGCTGTGGCGGTAACCATGGCACAGGCTGGGGCAATCCTAGCAGTCGGCGGTAGCTAGGAGATTAACGGGAATGGGACTGACGTTTGAATGGACCGTAAAGCTCGGTGATCTGCTCACGATGGGAGGAGCGCTCATGGTTGCCGCTGCCTTCCTCTACAACAGAGGCGGCAAAGAGGCCGGTGATCAAATGACGCTGCGGTCGCTCTCGAAAGAGTTCAAGGAGATGAAGACCGAGTTCAAGGCGTTCAGTGAGACGTTAGCAAAAATAGCCGTTCAAGAGACCAAGATCGAGCTTCTGATGCAGTGGTACGACGAGTTGCGCCGCGGGGTTGGCTTCATCCAAGAGCCGCGCCGCAGCAATATCGACGGTGAATACCACCGCTGATCATGCCTCACATGAAGCGTCGCGCCACGGGCTTCCTGATCCTGACAGTCCTCGCCATCGCATTCCTCATCGCCGTGCTGATCATGCTGATGACGCGGCCGGCGTGGTCAGCCGAGCAAATCCCATGCTGGAAGGCAAAAGCCCTGATCGTCTACGCCGGCAACGCGACTGAGGCTGAAAAGCTCGCGCAACAGCACGGCTACACCAAATCTCAAATCGCCGAAGTCCGGCGCCGCTGCGGGCTCTAAGCCCACTATCTTAACCTTGGAGACTACAATGCTTCGCAAGATTCTGCTCGCGGCGGCACTCTTTGTGCTGCCCGCAACTGCCCAGGCCGCTTCCAGAGTCTGGATTTCTGAATACGCCACTCTCACGGGGACCGACAGCGGAGGCCAGACCGGCCAGATGGCGGCGCTTCCGGCCAAGGCTATTCAGTCGACCTTAGATCTAAGCGGCGGCACCGCGCAGACGTCGGCGGCGTTCAACGCCGCAACGCGATACATCCGCATCGTCTGCGAGGTGCAGTGCGCCATCAGGGGCGACGGCACCGCGGCGACAACCTCTGCAACCCTTCTGCCGGCGCTTTCGCCGGAATATTTCGGCGTCCAAGCCGGGGCGACTGTCTCGGTCATCGCGGCCCCGTAGGAGCTCGAGCTCATGGCATTTGGAAAGCAGGGCGCCGGGGGCAGGGGTTTCGGCAAGGGGGGCAGCACTGTCCTTGGGGGAGCGAACGCCAGCTCAGGCATGCCGGCGCCGCCTGCCGGCTATCGGTGGGAGTTCGTCATCGACAGCAGCAATAGCAATCAACAAGTCAATGACAGTGCCAACGGAAATCAGCCCGTTGTCGCTTTGAAGTGGAGCGGAAACTAATGAGCGTTGATCTTCGACGGGTTGGACCGCAGCGAGCCAGCTATCGGTGCCTCTTTTTCGGCGATAGCATTACGCATCAGGCGCACGGCACTGCCTACGCTACGCCGCCCATCACAGGGCTGATGTCATCTATCTACAGCAGCACGGCCGACTGGTTGACGTGGTTGGAAATTCTGTCACGCGGCGCAATCCGGTGCCCGATCTGGGGAGACAATACGGCTTACCCGACAATTTGGCAGGAGCAAAGCGTTGGCGCGCGCGGCTTCTGGGGCGCAAATTGGGGCATCAACGGACAGACATCGACGCAAATCCTAGCGCGCGTCCGCGGCGACAATGGCACTTCGCCGAAGGCGTCCGACATGGAGTTTGATGTTGCCTTCGTTGCGGCCGGCTCGAATGACCCGTCAAACAGCATCACGACCGACACCTCTGTCGCGAACATCCTTGCCACCGTCGATTATCTGTTGAGTATCGGCAAGTATGTTTTTGTTTTCCCCGTGCGCTCGCGCGGCTCCACCGGGGGCACGACCAATCAGCAGAAACAATATCGCTACATCAACAAGCGGCTACGTGATGCCCTGCCGCTCAGGAGGAACACCCACTTCATTGATTGGGAGCGCGCTTGGACGGATACCACAAGCGCCAGCGGCTATCCCTTCACCGGCTATTCCCGTGATGACATCCACGACAGTGCGATCGGTGGATACAATCTGGCGAACTACATTTGGTTCGGCATGGTTGGCTCGACGCAAGTGTGGCAGGGCTTGCAGGCGATGTTCCCGCCGCGCAGCCATCTCTTTAATTCGCAGTTGGACATCTACGACGCCACCTACAATCCGCGTGGAAACTTGCTGCTTCACGGGCTGTTTGATGGAACGGGCGGTACGGCCAACGCGTCAGCTGGCTGCTCCGGGTCGGTAGCCTCGGGGTGGACGCTGGAGCGCACGGTCAACAGTGGAAATACGACCTGTGTCGGCAGCCTCGAAACCTCTGCGGACAACCGTGGATACTCTCAGGTGATGACGTTCACGCCGGGCGGCACCGCTTCGGAGCAGTTTACGCTGCGAACTGGCTTCAGCAGCATCAACGTTTCCGCGCTCGCAGGGCAGTGGGTTCAGGCGTCTTGCGACGTTGAGGTGAGCGCGACCTATGACAAGTTGGAGCAGATCCAACTTTGGTTTAAGGATCAAGCGACGTTGACGCAGGTTAGCGGCTTCTTCAACTCGCGCAGCGTGTTCCTTCCTAATACCACATGGAAGGGGACGATTTTCACACCCTACTACTACATCCCAAACACGCCTCCGACGAGCATGACTGCCTGGCTCAACACCACGCTGACAGGCGGCGGCACCGGCTCACCGGTCGTTAAGGCAAGTCGGTTCTCTCTGGAGGTGGTGGACGACCCCCGCTTGCAGTTCAAGTGGACCGGTCTCGCTTATCCGGGGGTGTGATGACTCCGGCAGCCGCCCTTTATTTTTTCGACGACCGTCCGCCGCTGACGGTGTGGAGCACCACAGAGATGACAGAGATTGGCACGTTTGCCCCGGACGAAAAAAACAGGGTGAAATCGGTCACTGTTTGGTTTGATGACCAGAAAGTAACGCAATTGATTTTTCGAGATGCGCCACAAGTTCATGGGCCATCTTCAGGCTCAGACGAAGTCCCCACGGGCTGCCTGGCGACGGCGTGGACGATTGAGCGCCTCCTACCTGAAGGATCATATCGCGGCTAGTTACGTTTGCGACGACTCGCAGTCGATCGACGTTCAAGTGGGCCGCTTGATCCTCAATCTTCTGTAGGTTGCCTGCGTCCTCCTGCCGTTTCAACGCCTGATGCTGCAAATCCATCAACGCTGCGATGAGAGCATCGAGATCCTGAAACTGCATCTCAAGGCGAGTAACCGTGTCAGTCAAGCCGGCGAAGTCTAACCCGACCATCGAACCGTCTTCAGTGACAAACCTGTTGGCCAGACGATTGGCCCTAATCATGCTCATGTTGCCCGCCCTCCTAATGCGCAAAGAGGCAGAGGCTATCTCGGCCGATCAGTTGAGTCGAATCCGTCCACTCCCTTCAGGGGCGCGAACGGGCATCCTGGGCGCGTTTCCAGTCCAAGGCGTCCTTCTCGCTCATCCCGGCTGACAGGCGATCCCAAGCAGCCCGGAACGCATCCTTGGCGGCTGGTAGGCTCGATGATCCTCCGGCAGCCCACGGCGGCACTGGATGCGGGATCGTTATGCCCCAGGACCAGATCGTCTCCTTGCGGACGTGGCTCTCGGTGAGCCTGATGCGGCCTATGATCCGCCCTTCCTGCATGACGCTGTAATCGCCTTCCGCGGTCTGGCCGCCGATGACGCAGGGCTGGAGGGTGAGGGGCGCGTAAGTACTCATGGCTTAGAAGCGTGGCCCCATTCGCAGTTTGATCGAAAAATCGTCGGGACGAAACCTCTTTGCCTCCTCGAAAAGCTGAAAGCACACGGGGCAATTTATGAGCTTTTGGCCCTTCGGTAAATCGACTTCCTTTTGCTCATCCGATGTTAGGCCGCCGTCCATCCCGCACAGCGTTCGGTATCCTGCGATTGCTGACGCGGCGTGAACTTGCACGTCTCCATCGGTTTCCAGTGCAATGTATCGGCTCATCTACGCTTCCTGCTCATGAACGACTAACTGCGCGCACAGCGGCAAGCCATTCCGCCTTGGTCGGAACCTCCGACACGGAACGGAAGGCGGCGCAAGTCGGGCAGACGGCAACATCCCTTGGCGTGTACCAGTACCGCGTCTTGCCATGACAGAACGCGCAATTCTCTGCCGGGTCGGCGCGACCGCTTCCATCGTGGGTAACACTAATCGCCATGTCGCTCTCCATTCGAGAGAGTCAGCCTGATCTGCTCGCGCTGTTCTGGCTCCATCTGCTCGATGAACCTAAGAACTTCTTCCACGCTGGGTCGGTTTGGGTAAATGCGGGTGGCGTCGCGAGCAAAACTCTCAATCGAACTGCTTCCGATCATATTCCCACGCGGGTTCGTATAGCTCACGCCGAAATCGCCAATGTGGGTAACGATGACGACGGGATCGTAATTGTGCGGTCTTCGATATGTGGCGCCCACACAAATCTCTTCCGGTTTCATTCTGGATCTCCAACATCCTATATGATCGTCAGACTATTTTTAGTAAGTGGTCGATCTCGATAGCGACGATCCGAAAGGAGGCTGGAATTTCCGGGTGCGCTTGCGCATAGAGGTCGGCCTTCATTCTGCATCCAGCGGCGAGCTTCTTAAGTCGATCCCTGACCCCTTCACGGCATTCGCTGCAAAAGGGCTGATCCTCGGGTCTCCAGCCCTCGGCGCACGAGCAGGCAATAACGGGTTTGCTGTAGAGGCTCACTTCACGTCCTCCGGGTTGAGCTTCAATTTCACGCATAGACGCAGGAGCTTTGCGACGGGCTCAGGGACGGGGCTTTCGCCAAGCGCGTAGCCCTGAGAGGTCCGCCGGCCGATCCCAAGCCAGTCCCCGGCTCTCTCCTGGGAGAGGCCGAGGGTCTTGATGGCTGCCTTGTATTGGGTGGGGGTCATTCGGCCACCAGTTGCAGGCGGGCGCGCTGAGGGAGCCCGATAAGCTCTGGACGGGTAGCCAAATAGTCCCGAATATTCTCGGCGCTCCACTGAGCGTGTTGCCGGCCGATGGTGGCACACGTCCGCCGAACCTCGTTTCCGCCTTCGTCCTCAACGATCCCGACGAATTCAGTCTGGCTATGGCACCAGGGCACAACGCGAACCGTTAGATTGACTTGGGGCATGGCGTCCTCCGTTTCCGATGTCCCCCACTATACGCAAAATCCGCGTATGCGCAATATCCGCGTAATCACGTATTGTTACAGCAAGCCCGCACACTTCCTATTGTTCGTATTCCCACCAGCCCGAGCCTTCAGGGCCGTAAATGATCCGTCCGTAATTGCGCGGTGGGCTCGGCTTTCGGATGCAGCCATAGTCGATGCAGATATCGCTTTCGTCGCTACTGCAATAGGTGCCGGTGACGGGGCACACCTTCGGTTCGTCCTCGTCGTGATCGCTCATAGGCTGTCCCTCCCATTCCATGAACTAGCAGCAGCCGGCGTCGGGATGGATGGCGAAGTATTCCTCGCCCTCACATTCCCTCGTCAGATCTGGATCGACCGTGAGAGCTGCGCAAGTCGGTTTGCAACGGTCCTCGGTGACGATCATTTCGCGGGCGCGCTCAAGAGACGCGGCAATGACAACTAGGCCGCCGCCGTCGTGGTAGTTGCGCGACACCCCATCGATATCGTTCCATACAAACAGCTTCATCGTCTCATCTCCGGTTAGTACACTTGGATCAGCGCAACTGCGCCGATAAAAAGGACCACGGCGAGGATCAGTGCCCATCCTGTGTCGTGGATTTGAAAGGGCTCGGCTTTTCCGTCCCAGTCTCTCACCCCTCCACCTCCGTCTTGGCCTGCTCGACGGGTCTGCGGTGCAGTGCCTCCTTAACCTTAGGATCGGAGAATAGGCGCTTAGATCGAGCTTCATGGCGCTCCTGCGCCCCATCTATTATCGTCTTGGCTTGCTCGACGGGTGCAGCACGAAATTCAGCAACGATCTGCCACCAAACCCATTTAGGCGGGGCACCGTGGTTGCCCCAACCAAGCGCCACCGCCTTCGCAATCACGCGATCTCGCCCCACTTCATCAATCGCCTTTTCAAGGTCGTGATCGACATAATCAGTCATGGGCAGTCGCCCCTTTCGTCTGCGGCTCGACGGGTGGGCCGAGAGCGGCGTCGATCATGGCCGGCCAGATATCTTCCTCGGCCAATGAGCCAGGTACCAAGTAAACAGCCTGCATTGCCTCAGTAGGCTCCCGCATGGCCTCGATCGCCGCGCGGGCGTCGGCACGGAAGACATCCCAGTTGATCAGGCAGCCATCAGGCAGACGGCGGCTCGCTACTAGCGCCTTCGCCACTCGCTCAATCATCTCGTTCACGTTGTCGCCCCTTTCGTCGGTGGGTCAGGCTGACGAACGCGGTCTCGCAAAAACATGCTCCAAGTCACAGCGATTGCGATCGCCTGGAAGAACGAGCGGTCAATGGTGGTCTCTAGCGTGCCGCCAAATATCGCGAGA